ATAGAACTACTATTATGTATTCAGTCTTTAAAACATCTTTTAAATGCTCTCAGATGATAACAAGAATATATAGAATACTTTTAGGTGAAGAAGATCTACCTACATCAGAAAGAAGTATTTTTTTTAATAACAAATCATATACAGACAAAGTTTATAATAAAGCTATAGATGATATGATTAAAGATAAAGATAGATAATGGGATTTAAACTAGGATCAGAAAGAGGTAACTATGCTGTAAGTGGTGAAATCAAAACTAAAATGCGCTTTGGTAAAGAGTCTGGTGGAGATGGTTCTGTGCCTGGAACACCTGTTATTAGAAAAACTTTAGAACCTGGTATATCAGGTGAGGCTAACATGGATGGCACTATATATGTTAGTGACGAAATAATACCTGGTAGTGACAAAGATAAAGAAGTTATAAATCACGAAATGAGACATGCTACTGATATTAAAATTGGTAAGTTAGCTTATGGGGATGATTTTGTTAAGTATAATGGAGTTGTATATCCCAGAGCAACGATAGAAGGTATAGATATGATACAAGTTGAAGGTGAGTGGAGAGAAGCTGGTGATCATAATTTTCCTTGGGAATACGACGCTAATAATGGAATGATATAATGTTAAGTAAAATATTTAGCGGTGGAGCCGCGGAATTAGTAAAAGGTGTTGGTGGAGTTATAGATAACTTACACACATCTAAAGAAGAAAAATTAGAAGCTGAAAAGCAAATAAAAGATATGATAATGGGTTATGAAGCTGAAATGCAAAAACAAGTAACTGAAAGATGGAAGCTTGATATGAACTCTGACTCATGGCTTAGTAAAAATATAAGACCACTAGTACTAGTTTTTTTAGTAATAGCAACAGTATTGTTAATATTTATTGATGCTGGCTTTATAAATTTTAAAGTACAAGACAAGTGGACAGACTTATTACAACTAGTATTAATAACCGTGATCGGTGCTTATTTTGGCGGTAGATCACTAGAAAAAGTAAAAAAATAAATTATGGGACAATATTTAGCAACAGTAAGACCTCGTATAGATACAGCAAATGCTACAGCGTATGCTCAACACGACTTACTATTTGACTGGCATAGATTTGAAATACCAAATGGTGAAGCTTGTATAAAAAACTTTAACATAATAATGTCGGGTACTAACGGAGCTGCTGGTAATGAAATAGACTTTGTATTTTATATAGCAAGAAGTGTAAATGGAGTTGCGCCTCCTTCTTTAGGAACTGCTAACGCTGCTGCTAACGGTGCAGCTGCTAAGATAGCTTTTGCAGGGGCTAGAAACCACATTGTACACACTCAAGTAGTAGATGCTAGTATTATGGCTAGTGAATCTACATATTTACAAAGTTATGAAATATACACTTCTACAACTATGAACACTTTTGGTGGCACTCAAGCCGCACAAGTTGCAAACGCTTTACCACCTGGTGGAGTTAATATAGGTAACTCAAAATATCCTGGTAACTACAATGATTCTACATCACAACCTGGTATGTCAAGCTTTTGGATAGCAGCTATAACTAATGGGGCACACGACTTTGGAACAGGAGTACTTACAAATGGCGCGGTACCAGCGTCAGGTACAAGAAGTACAGGTACTGAAACAGTTTTAACTTTAAAAGGTTCAGTAGATGCTGACGATGTTTTTTCAGTTGAAGATGAATTAATAGCTGATGATGGTGCAAAAATAGGTAAAGTAACAAAAGTTACATCAGCAACATCAGTAACTGTTGATCAAGTTGAAGAAGCGTTGGCAGATGAAGATGAAGTATGTATTAGAAATCCAATCATATTTAACTTTGGAATAGAATATTAAAACAAAACAAATTAAATTAAATTAAATTAAATAAAATGGCAATAAGCAAAACAAAAGGAACAAGCAAAAAAATTAAAGAATTAAAAGGTATAAAACCTGAAAAAATAACAGACGAACAATTAGAAAAAGTTCAAAGCACAGTAAACAATATTAATAGAGCTCAATTAGAAATAGGTTCTATGGAAGTAAAAAAACATGAGTTATTACATAGTATAGCTAGCTCTAGAGATCAATTAGTTGTTTTACAAACTGAATTTGAAAAAGAATACGGAACGTTTGATATTAATATTCAAGACGGTACAATAAATTATTCAAAAGAAAATGGCGAAGTTAATAAGAAAGATTAGTGTAGGTAAAGACTACAAGAACGACGCCATGCATTATGCTGTTGGTCAAGAAGTATATGGTGGACATAAGATTTGTGATATAATAGAGGAAGATGATAAGTTTTCTATATATATTAAAAAGAAAAAAGATGTTTTACCATGGAAAGACTTTAACAAAAACATGGCTGTATCTGTAGAATATAATCTAGAATACTAATGAAAAGTGTTTACAACTTTGTTGTAGCACCTATAGGAGAAAGATATAATAATACTAAAAAAGTTGGTGATTCAGAATTAATACTTAATACTGAAATATATAATCATCAATATGTAAATAGAAAAGCAAGTGTTATATCAACTCCAATTGTTGGTGAAACAGATATACAAGCTGGAGATGATGTTATAGTTCATCATAATGTTTTTAGAAGATGGTACAATGTAAAGGGTGTTGAAAAAAATAGTAGAAGTTATTTTAACGAATCTACTTATTTTATAAATCCTGATCAAATATTTTTATACAAAAGATATTGGGAGTGGAAAACACCAAAAGGTTATTGTTGGATTAAACCTTTAAAAGCTACAGATCAATTTAACATTAATCAAGAAAAACCTTTACAAGGTATTGTTAAGTATTCTGATGGTACTGTAAATGTAAACGATATTGTGGGTTTTACACCAAATAGCGAATACGAATTTATAATCGACGGACAAAGATTATATAGAGTTTTATCTAATTTTATTACAATTAAATATGAATATCAAGGAGACGAAAAAGAATATAATCCAAGCTGGGCAGAAAGCAGTTGACGAATTAATCAAAGTTGCTAAAGAACCAATTGTAGATTCTGACGATGATATATCAGCTGATAGACTTAAAAATGCTGCGGCTACTAAAAAACTAGCTATATTTGACGCATTTGAAATACTTAACAGAATCCAAGAAGAAGAGAACCTGCTTGAGGGCAAAACACCTGAAGAGACAAAGAAAGAAGTCTTTAGAGGATTCGCAGAAGGTAGATCTAAATAATGTACGAGCAAAGTTTAGTTAAAATAATAGAACCCATTAAAAAAACTACGATTACTAGAATGAATCGTGGTAAAAAGTGGAAATACGGATATAACAAAGAACATGATATTGTTGTAATATCTAAAACAGGTAAAATAGGAGAAATATATGAAATCCAAAATCTTAAAATTGCTTTACCATCTGTGCCCGTGCAAGTACATAAACTGCAAGGGAACAAATGGTCAAAAATAAAACCACCAAAAGAATTAGATCGTCTTAAAAATATATTTGATTGGAGAAATTATCCAGATGAAAACAAAGAGCAGTGGTATGACTATATAGACGAAGAATTTAAACGTAGAGAAGAAGGTTTTTGGTTTATAAATAATAGTAAACCTACTTATTTAACAGGTACACATTATATGTATCTTCAATGGAGTAAAATTGATGTAGGAGCTCCTGATTTTAGAGAAGCTAATAGATTGTTTTATATATTTTGGGAGGCATGCAAAGCTGATAAAAGATGTTATGGTATGTGTTATCTAAAGAATAGAAGATCAGGCTTTTCGTTTATGTCATCTGCTGAAACAGTTAATTTAGCCACTCTTGCAAGTGATAGTAGGTATGGTATTTTATCTAAAACAGGTGCAGATGCAAAAAAAATGTTTACTGATAAAGTAGTTCCAATAAGCATAAACTACCCATTCTTTTTTAAACCGATACAAGATGGTATGGATCGGCCAAAAACAGAATTAGCATATAGAGTGCCAGCAAGTAAATTTACAAGAAAAAAAATAACTACAAACGAGCAACTAGAAGATTTACAAGGTTTAGATACAACTATTGACTGGAAAAATACTGGCGATAATAGTTACGATGGTGAAAAGCTAAACTTATTAGTACATGATGAAAGTGGTAAATGGGAAAGACCCGATAATATATTAAATAACTGGAGAGTAACTAAAACATGTTTACGACTAGGTAGTAAAATAGTTGGTAAATGTATGATGGGCTCTACTTCAAACGCATTAGATAAAGGTGGCGAAAACTTTAAAAAATTATACAACGCATCAGATGTCACAAAAAGAAATAGAAATGGTCAAACAAAATCTGGCTTATACTCTCTTTTTATCCCAATGGAATGGAACTACGAAGGATTTATTGATGAGTACGGAGTTCCAGTTTTCACTACTCCTGACGTCGATGTGCTCGCACCAGACGGTGAATTAATAGACGTAGGTGTAATAGATAATTGGCAAAACGAAGCCGACGGTTTAAAAGATGATCAAGACGCTTTAAATGAGTTTTATCGTCAGTTTCCAAGAACTGAAGAACACGCATTTAGAGACGAAGCAAAAGGTAGTATATTTAACTTAGTCAAAATATACGAACAAATAGATTATAACGAAGAATTATCTAGAACATTGGGAATTACAACTGGTAATTTTCAATGGGTAAATGGAATTAAAGATACACAAGTAATTTTTTATCCAGACCCAAAGGGACGTTTTAAAGTAAGTTGGGTGCCAAAATCTGAATTACAAAATAGAGTTATAATAAAAAATGGTGTGAGATATCCTGGTAATGAACACATGGGAGCATTTGGTTGTGACTCTTATGATATATCAGGAACCGTAGATGGAGAAGGATCTAAAGGAGCATTACACGGCTTAACCAGGTTTAGTATGGAGGACGCTCCTGCGAATAGTTTTTTTTTAGAATACTTATCAAGACCACCTACGGCTGAAATGTTTTTTGAAGACGTTCTTATGGCAATAGTTTTTTATGGAATGCCAATACTCGCAGAGAATAACAAACCTAGATTACTTTATTATCTTAGAAGAAGAGGTTATAGAGGATTTAGTATGAATAGACCGGATAAAATTTGGAATAAATTATCCGTTGCAGAAAAAGAAGTTGGTGGTATACCAAATTCAAGTGAAGATATAAAACAAGCTCATGCTGCTGCTATCGAGATGTATATTCAAGATCATGTTGGTATAAAGCAAGATGGAACATTTGGAGATTTATATTTTAATAGAACGCTAAATGATTGGGCTAGATTTGATATAACAAAAAGAACAAAGTTTGATGCCACAATAAGTAGTGGTTTAGCTGTAATGGCTAACAATAGACATTTATATGCACCAAACGCAAAAATAGAAAAACCTAAATTAAACATAAGCATATCAAAGTATACTAATACTGGAAGTATGTCTCAAATAATTAAAAAATAAATATGGCAATATCTGGTATTCAAAATTATTTCCCTAGTCAAGTTGTTAGTGACGCAGAGAAATTAAGCTATGATTATGGCTTAAAAATAGCCAAAGCTATAGAATCAGAGTGGTTTAATAATGATAGAAGTAGTAATAGATATAGAAATAATTTAAATAATTTTCATAATTTAAGATTATACGCTAGAGGAGAGCAATCTATACAAAAATATAAGGATGAATTATCTATAAATGGTGATTTGTCCTATTTAAATTTAGACTGGACACCTGTTCCAATTATACCTAAATTTGTTGATATAGTAGTAAATGGTATTGCTGAAAGAACTTACGATGTAAAAGCTTATTCACAAGATCCATATGGTGTTAGTAAAAGAACACAATACATGGAGTCTATACTTGGTGACATGAGGAGCAAAGAATTAAACGATTATGTTTTAGAAAATTTTGGAGTAAATCTTTATGAAAACAAAGTAGAACAATTACCCGACACAGAAGAAGAGTTAGGTTTACACATGCAACTTAATTACAAACAAGCAATTGAGTTGGCCGAAGAACAAGCATTAAACGTTCTTTTAAAAGGTAATAATTATGAGTTAATTAGTAAACGTTTTTATTATGATTTAACAGTACTTGGTATTGGGGCTGTTAAAACGTCTTTTAACACTTCAGAAGGCGTTACTATAGATTATGTTGATCCAGCTAACCTTGTTTATTCTTATAGTGACTCACCTTATTTTGACGATATATACTACGTTGGTGAGGTAAAATCAATACCTATAAACGAACTTGCTAAACAATTTCCACATCTTACTCAAAGTGATTTAGAAGAAATAACAAAAAATAAATCTCATTATAGAAACAGTAATCACAGTAGATACTCAGCAGACAAAGACGACAATAATAAAGTACAAGTATTATACTTTAATTATAAAACTTACATGAACGAGGTTTATAAAATAAAAGAAACCGGTACTGGTTCTGAAAAAATAATACCTAAAGATGATCAATTTAATCCACCAGAAAATATGGAGGGTGATTATTCTAAATTACAAAAATCAATAGAAGTGCTTTATGATGGAGCTATGGTTTTAGGTACTAATAAACTGCTAAGATGGGAAATGTCAAGAAACATGATGCGTCCTAAAAGTGATTTTACTAAAGTTAAAATGAATTATTCCATCGTAGCGCCTAGAATGTATAACGGAAAAATTGAGTCTTTAGTTGGTCGTATAACGGGTTTTGCTGACATGATACAGCTTACTCATTTAAAATTACAACAAGTAATGTCTAGATTAGTACCAGATGGTGTTTATTTAGACGCAGATGGTTTAGCTGAAATAGATTTAGGTAATGGGACAAACTACAATCCACAAGAAGCTTTAAATATGTTCTTCCAAACAGGTTCCGTGATTGGTAGATCTTATACTCAAGATGGTGATCCAAACGCTGGTAAAGTACCTATTCAAGAAATACAATCAAGTAGTGGTGGTCAAAAAATGCAAAGTTTAATTGGTACATATAATTATTACTTACAAATGATTAGAGATGTGACTGGATTAAACGAAGCTAGAGACGCTTCAACACCAGACGCTAAATCATTAGTTGGTATTCAAAAAATGGCTGCTGCTAATTCTAACGTTGCAACTAGACATATATTAAATTCAGGTTTATTTTTAACAGCTGAAGTCGCTGAGTGTTTATCTCTTAGAATATCTGATATTATAGAATATTCTCCAACAAAAGACGCTTTTATACAACAAGTAGGTGTTCATAATGTAGCTACGTTAGAAGAAATATCAAGTTTACATTTATATGATTTTGGTATTTTTATAGAATTAATGCCAGATGAAGAAGAAAAAGCCATGTTAGAAAACAATATTCAAATGGCTTTACAACAACAAAATATAGAGCTTGAAGATGCTATTGATCTTAGAGAAATTAAAAACGTAAAGTTAGCTAACCAACTTCTTAAAATAAGACGAAAGAAAAAACAAGAAAAAGATCAAATGATACAACAGCAAAATATTCAAGCTCAAGGAGAGGCAAATGCTAAACAAGCTGAAGCGGCTGCTTTTGCTGAAGTTGAAAAACAAGACGCATTAAATAGAAGTGAAGCTGAATTAGAAGAAGTAAAATCTCAATTAGATGTTAGAAAAATGATGCAAGAAGCTAATGTTAAAAAAGAACTAATGGCTTACGAGTTTCAATTAAACATGCAGTTAAAGCAAATGGAAGTTGAAGTTTTAAAAACAAAAGAAAAA